ACAAAATATAAGAACAAAGAGTCTGGATCTTTGTACCTTTGTGCCACCTAAGCTGGTATTGGTTTATCACACAACGTATGACCGACACAGTCGTCGTGAACTTTTCACTGATCCGAACCCGGTGCGTGGAACGCTTTGGCGTGAATTCCCTCCCAGTTGGAAGACATTTCATTGGTTCTGAGGAAATTCCTACCGGCATCGATTTCGTTGAGCGGTCTTTTCAGGTTACGGCCTTTGGGAATTATTCGGTTCCTGAGAGAAGCAGAGTTAGATTGATAGACTGCCCGGTGTCGTGCGAGGGGACTTTTAAGTTCGACCCTGTACCCCTGTGGCTATCCATCAACTGCCGAGTTTGTCAAACTGAGGCTAACCTTATCATCAACCAGGAGTTGGTGCCTGGGTATAGTGAAAACAGCAAGTTCGTGTTTTGTGACACCGAAGGGAGACCTTTGCGAATCAGAACACGAAGAGGCATTCAGCCTAGCCGATTTTACCACCAGGAAGAAAAGACCATTTGTCAGTCATGCGTCATCCAGGGCTGTTTGCGTACACGCTCTTGGTCGTGAACATGGCAAGCTTTGCTATACTCCTAGATTCGTTCATGCTGGGAGCATACAGGTCAGATCACATGGTTCCAGTTGTGGCCTTGATGACCCTGTGCGCTACCGTGCTTTGGTTGAGTCTGTCACTCGTGAGCTTCCTTTACGGATATGTCCGAGTTCGGCTAGTTCCCGAAGCTAAGCAGGAACGGAAGTATTATGTAGCCCATTCGGCTCCATATTTCGATCCCACACTAGGAGTCATGATGAAGTTCACCCCCAATCATGGCGGGCCTAGCATAGAAGTGCAAGTGAACCCATCTTGGATTAGTTTGTTAGATCGCTCTCTCAAGATAAACGGAGATGAGCATTCAAACGAATCGGCCATTCTGGGTAGCTTCTACTCTGCTGTCAAGCCAGGGGATGAACCTGCAAGTTTGGTTGCTATAAAGAGCGGCCCACATACCATTGGTTTTGGTTGCAGAACTAAGATAGATGGCGAAGACGCTCTTTTGACAGCCAATCATGTTTGGAATGGCGCTGCGAAGCCTGATGCTCTTGCCAAGAATGGCAAGCAAGTGGCTGTTGAGGACTGGGCAGTTCCCGTGTCCTCCGACCACCAGATGCTCGATTTCGTGGCTGTTCGAGTACCATCATGTGTTTGGTCAAAGCTAGGTGTTAAGTCAACTCCGTTGGTTTGTCCGTCCGCCAAGGATGCTGTTACATGCTACGGGGGACCCAGCTCTGACGAGCTGCTGTCCAGTGTTGGAAATTGTAGTCCCACCGAGTTCGCTTGGAAAGTGACACACAATTGCCCCACAGCAGCTGGTTGGAGTGGAACACCGTTGTATTCGTCCAGGGGAGTTGTTGGCATGCACACGGGTTTTGAAAACATTGGCAAGATGAACCGTGGTGTCAACATGTTTTACGTTGCAAACTACCTTTTGAGGTCACAAGAAACTCTACCTCCAGAGTTATCCGTTATCGAAATCCCTTTCGAGGACGTTGAGACACGGAGTTATGAGTTTCTGGAAGTTGAGATCGTAGGGAGAGGTAAGGCTAAACTTGGTAAGCGTGAGTTCGCTTGGATTCCTGAGAGCGGAAAGTATTGGGCTGATCAAGATGAAGATGAGCTCCCTCCACCCCCGAAGATGCAGGGAGGGAAGTTAGTTTGGGCCGATGCTCAAGAGACTCTTCCGTGGCTAGAAGAGCCTTTAAACTGCCAGCGGGCGGCAGGGTTGCGACCCTTGCCGCCCTCTATGAGATTGCAGGCTACCACTTCACAGAGGGAGAAGTTGCCTCGTCTGGAGGAATGCCCCTCAGATTTGTTGGTCAGTCGTCTTGCCAGTTTAGAGAGCTGTGTAGAAAACCTACTTCAGAAGATGTCACTCGAGCCACCGCAACATTCCCAGAGCTCTCCGACTACTCTTGGCCCGATAGAGGCTCAAAAGCAGAGCTTCGCTCCCTCTTATTGCAAGCAGGAAAGTTTAATCCCACCAGGGTCCCAAGCAATCTTGAAGGAGCTTGTCAAAACCTCCTTGAGCGCTACCCCGCCTCCAAACCCTGTTCAAGCCTTAGATCAGAAGCCTGGTCCTTCGACGCAGTCTTCGAAGAAGTCTGCAAGAAGGCGCAATCGGCGGAAATCAACGAAAAGGCAAGCCCAGGGGTCCCCCTCGCCCGCCTCGCTTCCACCAACAAAGACATCATAAGGAAGCATTTGCAGTTTGTTGCTCTTTGTGTTACAGAAAGACTTTTCCTACTCAGCGAAGTTGAGGGTCTAGAGAACATTACTCCCGTTGAAATGGTCGAGCTTGGTCTCTGTGATCCTGTCAGACTTTTTGTGAAGCAAGAACCACACGCCTCCCGCAAGGTTAAAGAGGGCAGGTTCAGGCTCATTTCGTCTGTCTCACTGGTTGATCAACTTGTTGAGCGCATGCTTTTCGGGAAGCAGAATCAGTTAGAGATAGCTGAGTGGGAGAATATACCGTCGAAACCTGGAATGGGCCTTTCTTTAGAGAGGCAGGCCAGGTCGCTGTTTGATGACTTGAGGATCAAGCATTCTCGTTGTCCAGCTGCCGAGGCCGACATATCGGGTTTTGACTGGTCTGTGCAAGACTGGGAGTTATGGGCTGATGTTGAGATGAGAATAGTTCTGGGCGGCTTTGGAGACAAGTTGTCTCGAGCTGCCAGGAACAGGTTCTCGTGCTTCATGAACTCAGTCTTCCAGTTGTCTGATGGCACACTGATCGAGCAACAGCAGCCTGGAATAATGAAGTCCGGGTCTTACTGCACCTCATCCACCAACTCCAGAATTCGATGCCTTATGGCTGAGCTAATTGGCTCCCCCTGGTGCATTGCCATGGGTGACGATTCAGTTGAGGGGTGGGTCGAGAGTGCTAAGGACAAGTACAAGGAATTGGGGCATGTGTGCAAGGACTACAAGCCTTGCCAAACCGACATTGAAGGCTCTCTCTACGAAGTTGAATTCTGTTCTCACGTAGTGAGGCAAAGCCGCTGTTGGTTGAACTCATGGCCTAAGACCCTGTTCAAGTACTTGTCTGAGGGTAAGTGGTTTTATGAAGATCTGGAGCGAGAGCTCTGGTCGTCTCCCCACTGGCCCCGGATCCGGCAGTATGTAGTGGACAATACTCCATCGGTCCACAAAACCATAAAACCAAGTCCTAGTTATGGCGAAGAGGCTAACCAAACAGCAGCTAGCCAAGGCCATAGCGAACACTTTGGAACCACCTTCAGGAGCTCAACCCCGGAAGAGGAGGAACCGAAGCAGGCGTCGTTCTGCTGCGATGCAGCCTCGGCCTATCCAGGCTGGGGTATCCATGGCCCCTATTGCTCAGGGGACTATGGTGCGTCTTCGTGAGCCGTCAATGCGGACGACTGGAGGCATCACGACTCTTACTCACTCTGAGCTTTCGACAGAGCTCTCAGTTACGAGCACGATCGTTGTTGCCTCCGAGCTAGTGATGCCCTACTCAGTGGGCACTTGGCTGAGAGGAGTGGCTTCCAACTGGTCTAAGTACGCTTGGATCTCAGTGAGGTATACTTACCTCCCCGCCTGTCCTTCCGACACGGCGGGCACCATTCATATGGGTTTTCAATATGATATGGCAGATACTGTGCCCGTATCCGTTAACCAGCTTTCCAATCTGCGTGGCTACGTGTCCGGGCAGGTCTGGTCGGGTTCGTCCGGCTTGTGTTTCATCAATGGAACCAAGTGTCTGGACACTTCTTCCGCTATCTCCACTACTTTGGATGTGAGTAAGCTTGGTAAGAAGTGGTACCCGTACAAGACTAGCACTGACTACACGACCGCAGTAGGTGTGGATGCTAACATCGCGACTCCTCTGGTACCAGCAAGGCTAGTAATAGCTATGCTGGATGGAACGAGTACCACCGCGGTAAATGCTGGACGCCTTTACGTTACGTACACCATTCAGTTGGTCGAGCCTATCGCCTCAGCCTTGAACAACTGAGAAGTTGTAAAACATCCTCCTCATCCTTCGGAAAGATGAGTGAGTAATTCACAACCCGCGAGGTTTTGGAAGGTAATCTCGTTAAAACCTTTCACGCTAGAAATGGAGCGTAATCCAAATGT